GATTCGGATACCCGGTAAACGAGACAGCAAGAAAACCATGGAGCTATACAACAGATGATGGTGTTGTAGTTCCGTTTGGCTTGAGGGAGTTTTTTGGTGGTAAGGCTGATGGGTCACTTGAAAATTCTGGCAGCCTCGCAGCAATAAACAGATACAAGGTTATAACCACTGAAACAGATCACTTTGGCGCTGGCGTTGTAGCCGGGGATATCGTAACCGGATTAACGACAGCACTCGACGCAAACAACACAGTTCGCCAAGTCTCCCCCGCAGTCGGTACAATCCCGTTTACTTCTTACATACCGCATGGATTGACAGAAGATATGCCTCTGATTAAATTTCAGGAGTCTGATTTTGTACCCCTTTATGTTGAGGCTGCAACCGGATTGATCAAAAGCTATGATGGCACGAATACTGGTGTCTCAGCAAGTGCAACGGTAGCAGGAACAGAAGTATCAGGATGGCTATCATTTAACGGCGATTCAAGTGAAATGTGGATAACGCTCGACGGAACAAAAGGGACTATAACGACATTCATTGGTTATTTCCCTGAAGTTGGCAATAGAGTTTTTGGCGTAACTAACGGAACTTATCAGACGATTATGACGTTAGGCTTTGAAAATAAGTTGGCTTTTGAATATTGGACAGACACAATAACAGGCGAGCGTTGGTTTGACGAGATAACCGGAGAATACTGGAAGGAGTACCTATAAAATGACAACACCAGAAGAAGGACTATCACTAAGGGGCATAATAGCGGACTCAGCCGACAAAATAGCCAAGTTGCAGATGAAAATAACAGAATTACAGACTTATTCAGCAGGACAGATAAGCTATGACCCTAATTGTAAATGTCACATGGCAGATACTGGTTTCGCGGATGTTAGAAATAATATCGGACGTGAAGACCATATAATTGTGTATAACGATACGGTGTCACAAATAGATAATGGTACACCCGTTTCAGTTACTGGAGTTGTTACTGGTGAAGTGCCATTAGTTGAACCTACAACAAACACCTCTGAGCTAAGCATTCTTGGTTTTGCTGGCGTAGCTACTATGGATATCCCAGCCGGAGAATATGGAATATCTACACAAAGAGGTTTAATCCATAACGTAAACACAGGTGTACTAACAACAGGGTTTATGTATGCCGGTTCTTCAGGCGATTATACGCAAACACGACCATTATACCCTGCACACAGATTACTTGTTGGTGGTGTTGTAAAGACAGGGACAACGGACGGTATATTATCAGTCAATTACCAAACACTGCGCCGAAGATCGGCAAGCCGTAATTATTCTTTTACGTCTGCCTCCGCTGCCGCTGGAGTTCACTACAGGGGCGGTTTTTACGATTGGGCTACGACAAGCGTAACACTTACCCAGGCATCATTAATACAGACTCATGGCGCTGCAGATTTAACAAAAGCTGCACATGTTGGAATAGTTGCAGCTGCTGCGGGAACAGTAGACACAGGTCAGGTAGGTATTCAGGTTACGGGTACTCTTGACAGTGAACTCGGTACACAGACAGCGAGCCAAACGGCTATTATTACAGATGATATAACGACGTTAACAACAGATATGATGACAGAGTGTATCGAAAAATTTTCAGGTACAGTCACCATTTCATTATATACCGTTTCTGGCTCGCCGACAGCGTACAGCGTAACGTTCAATTATGGTTTTTCAAAGTACGAAGACTTTATCAATCAAGACGGTACGGTTGTGGGATTTGAATGTGTGTGGGAAGCGGGTGCTACTGATACAATATTTAACATTGAGTTACTTCACCATAAGTCAAGCGGATGGACATACGCAGCTTCTGGTTTCATTCCTGGGGATGGTGCCATCTGTGAACGTTTAGTTGATCAGGCTGTAGATTCTAAAATATCTACCGGTGAGGACGGATCATATAAAAGGCTCGGGCTAAATACGTATATAGACGCATCCGGCGTCGAAGGTGGTTTAATACGTATTACCACAGGTTCAACAAACTCAATAAGATCAATGGACATGACAATTGTTGCATTTTCAGAGGAACTTGACTAATAATTAAGTCATTTTTGGAAACTATAAAAAAAATGGAAAAATTAATCGATATGATGCAAACTAAAATTGGAACAGTGGCGACGAGTAGCGGATCGATTGTGGCGGGGGTTGCGACATATTTAAAATTATTACCGGTAGTTCTCGGATGTTTGGCATCTATTACTGGTATTGTGTTATCTGTTACCCTTATACATGTTCACATCAAGCGCAATAAAAGAGAGCGTGAAAAATCAGAATTTGAACATGAAAAAATCAGACTTGAAATCGTTGTTTTAAGAAAACAATGTAAATGTTCAGACAAATTATAAAAGGCGGTGAGTTGTGGAAATATGGGCCTGTGATGAAAATTTTATAAAGGCGTATCTTGAAAAACGTGAAAACGCAACTGAAAAAGAGCTTGAAGCAATAAGCCTTTTTCAAATGCCGGAAGATAACGTACAAAACAGAATACTTGAAATAAAAGGTAATGTTGCAATAATCACAATATCAGGAGTCTTGACAAAACGTGGCCCTGACAGATGGGATTTGATGTATGGTTATGGTGGTACCGGATATGGCGAAATTACAGAAGCAATCGAAATGATTGAAACAAATGAAAGTATTAAAACGATCAGACTTATTTTTAATACTCCTGGTGGTGAAGTTGCAGGACTTGACGAAGTCGGCCAGAGAATTACAAAGCTTTCAAAATCAAAAAAGGTTGAAGCAATAAACGTTGGTAGCCTTGCAAGTGGTGGGTATTGGCTTGCTGCTTCTGCATCAAAAATATACTCAACGTCACCTGTAAATAAATCAGGTTCAATCGGTGTAATTATTGCCGGTACTGACTGGTCGAATTATGACAAGAAAAACGGCATTAAAGAAGTCAGGATAATTTCAAAAAATGCTGAAAATAAGGCCCCTGGATTTGACAAGAAAGGTATTGCAATTTTGCAGGCCCAGGTAGATGCAACTGAAAGGATATTTCTTTCAAGAATTTCAGAAGGTCGAAACCTGCCAACTGACTATATTATTGATAATTTCGGTAAGGGAGCAATGTTGATTTCAAGGGATACAGACCCTGAAATAAGTGACGCAATATCAGTCCAGATGATTGACGGTTTGATACCTCCTGAAAATATCAGTGAAGAAAATCTTGACAATTCAATATATTCAATATATTCAATTAATTATAATGATAATAACGAAAACGCCGGGATGTCCCCGGGTGAAAATAAAGGAACCGCGTCAGCGGGTAAATCAAAAACGGAGGATTCTATGAATCTTGACACATTTCTAAGTGAAAACCCGGATGCAAAAGCGCAGTACGAGAAGCGCTTACAGGAAGCAAAAGATGCGGGTTTCACTGAATCAACAGAAGCAAAAGACAAGATCATCAAAAAAGTTTCAATTGCATTTGACCCTGAAAAATCTTATCCAGCTGCAATTCAATCACTTGCAAAAAAAGTTCTTGATGGTGAAGAAGAAGCAGCAGCGTTCACAGGTGCAATTACAACCTTTGACGCAATAAACGAGCAAAAAAAATCAAAAGCAGCAGAAGATGAGCAGGAATCACAGGAAGAAACACCGCCTGAGACTCCTGATGTACTTTCTAAAGATGGCACAGTTTCAAACGAAGCTGAATTTGATGCTGAAATTAAAAGAATGAAAGGGGGTACTGTATAATGGAACAGGTCACTTCAAATATCACAAATTATCCGTTTATTCTTTTCGGTAAGTCATTTGTCAGAAATGCAATGACGTTGCTACAGGATGCAGGCAGATCAGCTGTATTTGCGTTCGGAACATTGCTTGCAATGATCAGGGTTGCTGTCGGCTCTGTAACTGCCGATGTCGGTAATACAGGTGATGGAACAGTCACTCTTTTCGTTCTGGCCGGCGGCGGTTCTCCGATTGTCGGTGATTATAACTTTGAATGTATAGAAGCCGTGACAAATGGCGGTATTTTCAAGCTTGAAGATCCGAACGGAAATCTTGTTGCCAGTAATTTAACACTGTTTGCCGGGGCTGGTGAAACAACTGATTTCATTGAGGGCGGTTTATCGTTCAGAGTCACTGACGGAACAACTGATTTTATTGTAGGCGATAAGTTCGCAATGACCGTTGCTGCTGTAAATAAGCTTGTACCGTTCGATGCAACTGCTGTCGATGGCTCTCAGATACCTCTTTATATTTATATGGGTTCTGAACTTACCGCTGCAAGCATTGTTGCCGGGGATGTGACGGTTTATAATATCCTTGTAGGTGGTTGTTGCACCGTTGCTGAATCTCAGGTTGTTCTTGAAGGATCAGGCCAGACACTTGATACACTTCTTGATACTGGATTGACTGTCAGAGAAACGCTCTCACTGAGAGGAATATTCGCTGAATTAACTGACAATATTACATTTTTTGAAAACTAATAAGGAGCATTGAAAATGGGCCTATCAAACACTACACCAAACGCTGTCGATCCTTTTGCAAGGACTATGGCAGCGCTTTTTGATGAAACTAAAATTGTCGGTGTCAGCACTGCTTTTCAGGCATTTTTTGGAAGAGCCGGAACAGCTTCTGAAACAATCTATTCACCTGATGCCAATATTGTTGATATTGATATCATCCGGGGCAAGAAAAAGATTGCTGCATTGATTCCACGTGGTTCTGTATCTCGTCCATTAGGTTCTCTTCAAAGCAATATTGCTTCTGAGAGATTTTCTACTTTTTCAAGAAAATTTCCTCTTGCTGAAGAAGAGGGCGATATTTCAGCAGATCAGCTTACATTTCGTATTGCTGGTGAAAATCCTTATGAAAAAATGTCAAGACTTGACCGTATGCGATATCATGCTCTGAGAATCCACACGGAAAACATCAGACGTATCATTGATATGAACGAACTACTTGCAAGTAAATCGATTCTTGAGGGTATTCAGCCTGCGATTATCGGTACAACTGACACTAACCTTCAATATGATTTCCGCAGAAGTTCTGGAAATATTATCACTGTAAGTGTCGGATGGAATCAGACATCAAATGATCTTCTTGGTGATATTGATACCGGTTGTGACAGAGTCAAGCAGGTTGGGAAAGCTATCCCTGATATTATTGCTGTTGGTCGAAATGCTCTTGATGCATTGATCAAAGATACAACCGTTCAGACACTTGCAGATAATAGACGTTTTGAATTAATCCAGGTGTCAAGGGAGTTTCCTGTTCCTGAAAAATTCAATTTTATGGTTGAAAATGGATGGGTTGCTTATGGCCGTCTCAGAACTCCGAAAGGTCATGAAGTATGGATTTTCATCAATCATGAATTTTACGAAGATGATACAACAGTATATCCTTACATGCCACTCGATCAGGCTTTTATCGCTTCTTCAGGCGCTCGTATGGATAGACATTTCGGCCCACCTGAGATGCTCCCAATGATTCCTCAGAGAGTTCAACTGTATCAGGAGCTTTTCGGTTTTGACTTAAACATGGCTCCAATGCCGATGGGCGCAGGTAGTTCAGGTGTTATAACTCCTGAAATGTTTTACGCTGATGCTTATGTTTCCGGCAACTGGAAACGTGTAACAGTCAGAAGCCAGTGTGCTCCTGTATTTGCAACTACGCAGACTGATGCTATCGTAACTCTTAAAGGCCTTGTCACATAGGGAGACTAAAAAATGTCAGATAAAAAAAAGATCGGCTTCTGGATTGGTAAGGGCACGCTTGGCCCCGGCATTAAACACGGCGATCCTATTGTTGAGGGTGTTATTTCATCTGCAACAATTGAAGCTCAGAAAAAGCTTGGCAATATTCAGGAATCTGAAATATCTGAAGCTGCTGCTCAGAATGTTACAACTGCCGAAGCGCTTTTGAAAGAGTCAAACGCAGAAATTAAAGCCCTTAATGATCTTGTTGATAGCCAGAAAAAAGAGATTGATGCAAAAGACAAAGAGATTGAATCACTGAAATCTGAAAGTGAAGAATCCCTTAAAGCAGAAATCAAAACTTTAAATGCTGAAAAAAAGAAACTTGAAAAGGACGCTAAAAAATGAAAATTCCAAAGGGAAAAAAAATCATTTTAGGCAATCGTGTATTTGTCGATGAAGTCCCGGAAAAGTTTTTGACTCCTGAGCTTAAAAAAGCTTACGAGAAAAAATTCGGAACTTCAAAGAAAAAAACCGGAGACGGTGACAAATAAATGGTTAACTTGCGAGAATTAGCAGAGCGACATTTATCAGTAACATTGGAGGGGCATTATGCCCTTCCAGTGACGCTGATTAGCCCTGCAGGTATTAAAGATGAAGTCAGCGGTCAGGTTCTTTATGATACCGCAAGATTTAATCCTGATACCGGGCAAATGGTGATTGTTAATTCTCCGATTGTTTCATTACGAGTTTCAAGTTTAAAAACTGAGCCTGTTGCCGGTGAAAAGTGGGTTTTTAAAATTCCAAAAACGCCAAATTCTGAAGCTGAAAAAGTAAGTTTTTTAATGGATCCTTCAAAGGCTCCTGAGGGTGGTGCTTCAATCGGCTTTAAACGTTTTTATTTAAAAAAGATTAGTCAAATATGAAATTTGAAGATGTCAGGGATAATATAATAACGATACTTGGTGACGCTGAATCAGGGCGCTATCAAACTATTGGTTTTCAGAGGCAGTCGAGCGCTGCTGAAGAAGGTGAAAACAACAATAGAATGGTATCAGTATATTATAAATCCGGGGCATTTGAAAAAAGTTCAGGTTCAATCAATGGCCCTGTTCAGCATGATATGGTATTCAATGTTGAATTGTGGGTGTCAATGCCGACAAATGCAGATTTGAGCGTCATTAATAATCCTGATGCGACAGCCGGACAACTTCAAACAGCACTTGCAGCTTCACAAGAAGCCACAATGCTTGTTGATAGAAAAGTTGACGATTTAGCCGGTATTATTTATCAGGTTTTGATGGACGCAAGAAATATTGACCTTGGATTTTCAAAAGGTGTTATTTCAAATCGTTGGGTTGATCAGCTTGAAAAAGATAATCCGATTGAACGTGGCGAACTTGTCACATTAACCGGTTCAATGCGGTTGACTTGTCGAGCAAAAGAAGACGTTACAGGTGATACAGGCATAACGCCTGAGCCTGCTGTATATAATAATTCATTAATAATTAATGAAGATGAATATCAACAGACAGCGGTATCAACATCAATTCCGATAGAGATGGTGATGGTGATGTACCAGAATGATTATACATCTGACCCATTGGGCGTATTTGATATATTAAATTCTGATATTATAGACTCCAATCTTGAATATAATAAGTCTCTAACGTCAGCAAGCGGAGGCATCATTCATTCGAATGGCATCTCATCAGAGGATGTTTCAACAACCGCAATTTTTACGTTAGAAAAATTTATAACAGAAATCAAAACAACAATGGAGTTTACTCTTGAAGGCACCTTCCAGTTTAATCATGTTGTCAGATCAAACAGTGATTTAAGCGACTTCAGAGGTTGGTCACTATCGGATGTCAGTGACGATCTGGTTCTTCAATTTAATACCTCAGGGACTCCAAGCGGAGATCAAATAATAGCATCAGGACTGTCCGCGTGGGCTGGTAAAAGCATCGAATGTATTACTATAACGAATGAAGATGAAATAGCTGTTTCGATATATATAGATGGCGTTGACATAGGAACTTTTGATGCAACACTTGCTGCTCTTATTCATAATGATACATGCGCTTTTGCATTTGTTTCGGATACAATATCTACGGCAATCCAAAATTTTAAAATAGAAGAAGTTGTTGGTTCAAGTTTAGTTTCAGGATGGAGAAACTTTAATATAGAAGGATCGGACCCGTCATTCGACAAGCCAGATGTAGGCTACAACGACGCTGTATTTGTTGATGCAGGGCAAAATATACGCCTACCCAATAATTTTTTTGGCGACAGTGTTATGTTGTATAGTTTTGATTCTGAGGTTGGTGAATCTTATAATATTAAAGTCACCCTTGATCCTTCAGGAACTGGAGACGGCAAAATTGAGCTATTTGATGGAGCAACGCTATTGGGATCTGATAGTGGCGCAAAAGTAGATTATGAAATAGCATCTACGACACCAAATACAGGGACAAGGTTGACTGTTAAAATAACAGCTGGAGAAGTACAGCAAAACTGGAACATGACAAACTTTGAAATGTATAAACTATAATTTTTTGTTCGCTAACGCATAATAATAGGAGATAAAAAGAATGACCATATCAGTAAATTCACGGGCGGCAGGTGTTGGCGCTGGTGTCAAAAATGTTCAATTTATTTCAGAGGCAAAGGTTATCGAACGAAAAGTTTTGATAATCGGGACATATGACCCGGCTATCACAACTATCGTTGATGAAGAACCAGTTCAGATTTTTTCCGCTGAAGATGCCGGTTCAAAATTTGGGTTTGGTTTTATGGCCCATCGTTTGGCTGTTCAGGCGTTTGTTGGTTCAAACGGTGTGAAAACATACGTTCAGCCACAGGCAGAAGGTGTTGGTGCTGCTGCAGGGGCGGGCGACGTTGATTTTGTAGGTTCAACTGGTGTTGTTGCCGGAACACTCGCTCTTTACATTGCAGGTATCAGGGTTGCAGTTGCGATTACGGATAGTATGACAGCTGATGAAGTTGCAACGGCTGTTGCTGCTGCGATTACTGCTGAAAAAGAATTGCCTGTAACCTGTGTTGTTAATGGTGTAACAACTTCACAGGTTGATATCACATCAAAATCAAAAGGCACATGGGGTAATGATATTTCTATCCGTTTGAATCAGCTTTCCGGTGAAGAAACACCATCCGGCATTGCCCTCGCAATCACTGATATGGCGAGCGGTGCAACTGACCCGGATATCGGCGATGCCCTTGACGGTCTTGGTACCGGTGATGATGCAAACGAGCTTCATTTTACAGATGTTGTACATGGATATGGACAGGCAACAGCGACACTGAACGCAATTCGTGATTATGTCGGTGCTGGAAATGTCTTAATCGGCCTATATGATCAGCTTGTTGCAAGACCTTTCAGAGTTTTGACTGGTGACACTGCTTCAGGTTCTGGTGGCCTTACTGCTTTGATTGCCCTCGGCGATGGTCGAAAGACTGACCGGGCAAATGGTGTCATTGCAGTACCTGACAGCCCTAACCATCCGGCTGAAATTGCTGCAAATGCAATCGGCATTATGGCAAGAATAAACAGTAACCTTGCTGAACAGAATTATATTGATGAAATTCTGACCGGTATCATCCCAGGTGCAAAAGCAAACAGATGGACTTCTGATTATGATAGCAGAGATAGCGCTGTAAAATCCGGTGTTTCTCCGACGAAAATAAAAGGCTCAACTGTCTATCTTCAAAATGTACTGTCTTTTTATCATCCTGACGATGTGCCTGTTGCTTCAAACGGTTTTGCATCAATGAGAAATATTTCAATCACTCAGAATATTCTCGCAAATGTAAAATTAAACTTTGAGCAGGAAAAGTGGAAAGGTATATCGATTGTTGATGACGTTGCAAAGGTCTCAAGTGTTGCAGACAGGTCAAAGGCAAGAGATGTTGAAACTGTTAAAGATGATCTTGTTGCCCTTATTCGTGATTTTGAAAGTAAAGCATGGATTTATCAGGCGGCATTTTCATATGAAAGACTCGCTGCCGATGATGCTGTTACAATCAGATCAGGTACGACAGGCTTTGATATCATCTTAGATGTTATCTATTCCGGTGAGGGTGGTATTCTTAACACACTTATTCAATTTGATACCTCAATTTCGGTATTAGGGTAAGGAGGGCATAAAAAATGAGCGGAACACCAAGAAAAGTAACACTTGACGGTATATCATACAATTGGGCTGCTGATGCTGATATTACTGAGGAAGTCGATCAGGAAGTTGAAGGTATCCCAACATCCGGACAGACAATGTTTAAAACAACAAAGAAAATTGCCAATGTTGGTGGTGAAATTATACTCGAGGATGGTGATTTTGAAACACTCAAAAGCACTGCCAAAAAACTTGTAAATTATCCGATGTCGTATGAAAACAGCGATGGTGGTATTTACAGGGCAACTGGACGTGTAAACATTGAAAGCCGTACAACTTCAGAAAATCGTGTACCGATTACGATGATTCCTGAAGATGGATGGGTACCATTTCTTTAATCAAAATTAACATAGCCCCTTTTTTAAGGGGCTAAACTATAAGGATAAATAATGGAAAACAAAATATCTGAAAAAGTGGCAAACGATCAGCTAAACATTCTTAAAGATTATTATGAGTTTGAAATTGATGATCTTCCTGAAAGTCTGAAGGAAAGCGTTGAATATGCAATAAAAAAAATAACCGGTGCAATTCAGAAGGGCCGTATTGAAATCGTAAATGAAGACACATTAAAAGTTGTTCAGACTTTGAAGCATGGCGATAACAAGCTCACATACGAATCGATTACAGGTAAAGCAAAGTCTCAGATGAAAGATAAAGATTCACAGTATGATAAAATATATTCTCTGCTTGGTTCATTGTCAGGATGGGGAAAACCTGCGATTCAAAGTCTTTCCGGAATTGACCTTTCAACGGCTGAAAGTTTGGGCCTCATACTTTTGCAGGTGTAGAAAAGATTGATCAATGGTGCGGTAATCTTTTCTACAGAAGTGTATCACCGCTTGAAATTGAGTCTATGAGTTATCACCAGTTGAAATATTGGAACTCATGGCATGAAAGAATGGCTCAAGCTGAAAAAGATGAAATAGACAGAATAAAATCAAAAAAATAAAGGTTGATTATGCCAGATTTCGCAGTTTCCACAACATTCAAAGGGCGTGACAAGTTAACAAGAACCCTTGATAAAATGGGCCGTTCTGCTGATAAATTTGGTAGTAAATTAACCGGAAGCATATTAAAAGCAAACGCAGTTAGTAAGGGGTTTGATTTATTACGACAGGGTACTTCTGCGGTTGCTTCTCAATTTGTTCAATTCGATGATGCTATCACGGCATCATCTGCAAAATTCAGTGATATGAACCTTGCTACCGTAGAAGGTCAAAAGAAACTTTTAGAATTAAAAAAAACCGCTCGCGATGTTGGGGCAGCCACTCAATTCTCAGCGACAGAAGCGGCTCAAGGTTTAGATTTTCTTGCAATGGCTGGGTTTAATACTGAACAGGCAATGTCGTCACTCCCAGGGGTTGTTGATCTTGCTACGGTTGCAAATGTCGATCTTGCAAGGGCAACAGATATTGCGTCTGATTCTCTTGGCGCATTTAATCTAATGACAGATGATAGTGTCCAGCTTCAAACAAATTTAACACGTATCAATGATGTTATGGCTAAAACCATGACAAGAACAAATACCGGCCTTGAAGAACTATTTGAGGCTGCGAAAAAAGGTGGGCCTGCTTTTACAGCTGCAGGGCAATCAATAGAATCATTCAATGCACTTTTAGGAGTTATGGCTAATTCAGGTGTTAAGGGCGAAGAGGCAGGAACACAACTAAGAAATGTAATGCTAAGACTGGCAAAACCGACAGGTGAAGCTCAAAAAGTGATTGATAAACTCGGTGTATCTGTTCAGGATCAAAACGGTAATTTTCGTGATGTTATGGATATTCTTGGTGATTTTGAAAAGGGTTTAAAAGGCATGGGAGATCAGCAAAAATCCGCAGCTCTTTCTACAGTATTTGGTGCAAGGGCAATAACCGGTGTTAATATTTTGCTTGCAGAGGGCGCAGATAAATTAAAGTCATTCAGAAAAGAGTTAATTAATTCTTCAGGATCAAGTAAAGATATGGCTGATATCATGCGTAAATCGCTCGGAAACCGCTTAAAATCTCTTCAATCAGCATTAATTGAAACAGGCTTTAAATTTTTCACAGCATTTGAAAAACAGGGAGCCGGCGCAATTGATAAAATAACAGAAGCAATCAGAAATTTTAATATGAAGCCAATTATTGATGGTGCTAAAAATACGGTTAAGTTTTTTACAGAAGCCTATAAAATAATCAAGCCGTTTATCCCGTTAATAAAAGAACTGACCATAGCATTTATTGCTTATTCTGTTGCTATGAAAGCGTTTATGGCTGTCGGTGTTATCGTTAATTTTATAAAGTTTGTTTCTGTTATAAGACAGGCAATTGCAGCACAGGGACTGCTTAATGTCGTTATGTCTGCAAATCCGATAGGGCTTATTGTAATCGGTGTTAGTGCTCTTATAGGTGTAATTGTTCTTTTATATAGAAATTGGGATAAGGTTGTTTCTATTTTCGGTCCAGGAATTTCTAAAATTTGGAATTGGTTCAGCGGATTATTGGATAATCCTTTTTTCGCAGCAATAAGCACTATATTTTTACCATTCATAACAATTCCGGCGCTGATAATAAAACACTGGGCCCCGATCAAGGAAATGTTTTCATCAATTGGAGATAAATTTTCATCGGTTGCCAGCTCTGTTGGTGGTTTTTTTGGTATTGGTGATGATGACGGTGGCAAAGATAATGCAAAAACAAGAGAAGCCCCGAATCAAACGGAAATTGAAGCACGTCAACAAATTGGCTTTGCAGGTAAACTTCAAATTGCCGGTGCTCCTGATGGTTCAAAGGTTGAAAGCAAAACAACCGGCGCTCCTGCCATTAATGTTGAAATGTTGGGCCAAAATATATAAACAGGTGGTTTTATGACATGGCAAGAAAGATTAAATTCAGAAATCACATTATCTTCACCTGACGGGGATTTTTTCACAGCAAAATGGAAAGGAAATACCCGGAGTTTTTCGAAAAAATTAGGACTTTTTAACTACCCAAAAGTCAAAGGCACAAAATCACAAGACCTTGATTCTGTTTCAGACTCATATCCACTGACATTATATTTTGATGGAGTCGATAACGACAAAGAATCAGAGCGGTTTTTCAACTCATGCAAGCAGATAGGCCCATGGGAAATAGATCACCCGACAAAGGGGTTAAAAACCCTGCAGCTTGTCGATATTGAAGAGGCTATTCAGCCAATTGACAGCGGAGGAATAACCGTTTTTCGTACAAATTGGATTGAAGTCCCGGAAGACGAACCAACTGTATCAGATGCACAACTTGAAGATGAAATAGGTGAACAAATATACATAGTAAATATGGATGCAGTAAATCAATTCGTTAAAATAATTCAAGATACAGCCTCAAAGGTCGCAGCTGTAAAAAATACAATAAATAAAGCTGTTTCAAGGATTGCCGATGTTCAGAGCAAAATAGCGTCGACAGTCGCAGCTGTTGAGTCTGAAATAAACTCTATTCAACGAGGTATTCAGGATACTCTTGACGCTGTTATTTTAAATCCGTTAAAACTTGCCGGACAGATCCAGGGACTCATTCAGTTACCAGGGTTAATTGTCGGAGATTTTCAAGCCCGTCTTTCAATGTACACTGAAATGGCTGATGAAATGCTCGGATTATCTCCGGATGATGATGATAATTCGCCTGAAGCATATAACACAGTGTTAACTCAAGAGTTAACTTTATCTGCAATTCTTGCCGTTACTCCGGTTGTCGGTGCAACAAGTGAATATAAAACAAGAAAAGATTCATTGCTTTCACTGAATATAATATCTGGTCTTTTTGCCAGCACATCTGACAGACTCGATTTGATTCAGAAAAATTTCGAAACTGTAAAGATTGAACAACAATATTTTAGTCAATCTCAATCTTACAATTCAGCTTTGAAAGCAACAGCATTATCAAATCAGCTTTTAACAAGAAAAACGTTTGATTTAAAGGTTCAAAGAACACTGATTTTAAAACAGGACAAAACGCCTTTAAGAATGACCCTCGAAGAATATGGATATGAAAATTTTGAAAACAATTATGATTTGTTTTTAACGTCAAATAATCTTTCAGGGAATGACATATTATTGCTGAGGGCCGGACGGGAGGTTGTTGTTTATGTCTAACCCGGTACCCGGAAAAACTTATATTGTTGTTGTTGGTGACACTCTTTCAGGTATTGCAGCAAAAGCCTATGGAAATACAGAAAAATGGCCGGTAATATGGAACGCAAATCAACAACAAATCAAATCCGGTGATCCTGATTTAATTTATCCTGGGGAAGTTCTTTTTATTCCTGAAGATCAATTGCGGGAAAGTTTAAAATCCGGATTACAGGAAAACAAACTTGCTCAAAAAGACCCGGATTTATTTACACTTGTTATCGAAAACAGAGAAGTCCCTGTATTAAATGGTCGTGTTTTTAATGCCATGGATATTGTTTCAGGTAGTTGGACAGCAACAATTGAATGGGTACCCGGGATTGATGAATTTATTGACCGTGTAACTCTTCCATATACTTATCCAAAAGCTCAAGTTTATCTCGGTAAGAATCTTGTCAATACCGGCTTTATTTATGATATTGAAACAAACCTATCAGAATCAGGCAGAACAAAAATACTGACCGGATTCAGCAAGACTGTAGATGCAATCGATTCAACAATCAGACCGCCATATCAGGAAGAAAAAGTAACTCTGAAACAAAGGACTGAAACTCTTTTTAAAAATTACGGACTCACGATTGAATATGAGCTTGAAAACAATAGCCAATTCGACCGGGTAACAGCGGAGCCCACTGAAAAAATAATTGAACATCTTAGAAAGCTTGTCTCTCAACGTGGGGCCCTGATATCTGACACACCTGAAGGAAATATTCTGATTTATAAAGCATCGGAATTAGGTTCAACAGTTGGGACTCTTGAAGAAGGAAAACCCGGTGTTTTAAGTTGGGCCGGGAAATGGAATGGCCGGGAAAGATTCAGCGTTTATAAGGCTATCGCCCAAACAGCAAAATCAAATGCATCAAACGCAGTTTCTACAGATAGCAATATTCCTAAATCAAGGTTTTTAACATTTCAGGCAAACGATACAATACCAGGAAATATTCAGGATTCAGCAGATTGGAAGCGCTCAAAATCTGTTGCTGATTCGCTTTCTCAGGCATTACCTGTTGATAGTTGGTATGCTCCAAACGGTGAGTTGTGGAAAGAAAACACTTATGTTACAGTAATTTCAGAAACTTTACATATCCCTGATGGGTATAAGTTTCTTATAAAATCGGTTGAATATTCGTTTTCAGAAGGTGGCACAACAGCGGTTTTAAATATTGTACCGCCTGGCGTATATACAGGTCAAGAGGTCGTAAATCCATGGCAATAATTCAAACAGGCCGTGTTACCGGTAGCAAAATTAAAAAAAACAAAGACGGTGAAAAAAACGTCTTAATGCTTCAGGTTGAAGTAACTGAACCTGATGATATTCAATCTATTCAGCTTATGAAGCAGGCCGGGGAAGATACACACCCGCCAGCCGATTCACAAATTGTTATTTTAAGCATTGGTGAAGCATTTAAAATTGCTGTTGCTTCTGATGATGGTGTTGAGCCGTCAATGGGCGAAGGTGAGAAAAAACTATATTCTGTTTCCGGTGGTGCAATATCGGCTTTTATTAATTTTCTTTCTACAGGGATTTTAGAACTGAATGGTAACTCTGATAATGCTGTCCGGTATTCGGCCCTTGAAACAAAATTAAAAGAACTTGAAGATAATTTGAATACTCACATACATACAACTACTGCGACAGTAGGCGCAACTTCAACAGCGGGCGTTATTTCTGTTCCAACAGAGCTATCTGATGTTGATTTTTTACCTGCTAAAGTTAAAGAGGTCAAAATAATATGAGCACTATAAATTATCAGGGTGACCCGAAACTATTTCTTGACAAGAACGGAGCTTATCTTGATTTCCGTGGTGGCCAGCCGGTTATGGATCAGGGTTTTGAAAATGCTGCTTTAATCAGCTTGCTTACAAAAAAAGGTTGGCATGGTAACGCTTTTTTATCAGAAGAAGAAAGAATAGGCAGTGATTTCCAAAATATAGCAACAAGCACAATTACAGCGTCAAGCCTTGAAAAAATAAACAAAGAAGCTGAAAAGGCACTTGATAAACCTTTTTTCGGTAGTGTAAGTTCAGCTACCGTAAATCCGGAAGGATATATAATAAATTCAGATATTGAAATTAAACCACCTGGATATGATTCCGGTGTGATAAAGATTGAAAAGAATGGTGAAAACTGGATTTTTCAAAAAGATAATCCTGCTCACAGGAGATAATTAAATGTCATTTCCAATTTTAACGACTCAAGAACTTACAGATATATTTAAAGCAAACTTTGAGGGCGAACTGTCTCAAGATGTACCGCCTGTTGATATTGCTTTTTTAAAAGTATTATCCGTTATTGAGGCAATGGTCGCATCCGCGCTTTATAAATATGCTGCTGACAGGGCAAAAGCAAACCTTGCATTAACGGCCAGTGAAGATGATCTTGAATTAATCGGTCAAGAATATGATGTTATCAGAAAACAGGCTGAATCAGCTGTTTTTACTGCCACGCTTCCCGGTACAAATGGAACGGTAATACCTGCAACAGTTTCTTTTATCGGTGATTCAAACGGTGCCAGATATTTTCCTGATGCTTCTTCTACCGTAGCCGGTGGGGTTGCTACATTATCAGTAACGGCTGAGGTTGCCGGTGTTGGTGGCAATCTTAATGTTGCAGAAACAATGTCAATATCTGTTCAAATTGCAGGGGCTGAAACAGTTGCGACAATAACAACCATTGACAATACTGGTACAGATATTGAAGACATTGAGGTTTACCGGGCAAGAGTTCTTTCTGCGATCAGAGTTTCGACAGGTGGAAGCAATGCAGCTGATTATAAAACGTGGGCTGAAGAGGTTGCCGGAGTCAAAAGAGCGTTCCCATATTCCGGTTTACCTTATGGTGATCCTGGAACTTCATTCCCGGGTGACAGAACTGTCTATGTAGAAGCAACAACAGCTATTGACCCTGACGGAATACCCACAACGGCTATTCTTGATGATGTAAGAGATTCATTAAACACAGATCCAACAACCGGAGAATCCCGGCCATGTCTCGGCTTAACTGATGATACGCTTTATGTTGAGGCTATAAGCCGTTTAGAATTTACGGTAACTGTCACAAATATAGCGATACAATCAGATTTACTTGCACAGGTTCAATCAGACATTGAATCAGCCGTTGAATCTTATTTTTTATCACTCGCGCCTTTTGTTATAGGGATTGATTTTCAGGAAGATAGAAAAGACACTATAACCGCAATGACTGTTGCTGAAATCGTTCAAAATGTTTTAACGAGTGCAGGCGGGACATGTGAAAGCGTGACAGTTTACGATTCTGCTCCGGCCATTGTTACATCATACACATTAAATCCGGGTGAACTTTCAAAATCAGGAGGTGTGACCTTTGCCTGATCTATCCAAGGACATAATTAATTCAGAGTTACCTGATGGCGCAATATTTGAGCCCGAAGAAGATGGTGGCCTTGATCTTTTTCTTGATGGTATGTCAGAAAATCATGCTGTTGTAAGATCGTTTCTTGATCAGCTTGCAAAGCTTAGAAATGCTGAGAATACAACAATTTTAAGCGATCTTGAGAGAGAGTTCGGTGTTGAAAGCAATCAAGCACTTACTGAAGCTGAAAGGCGTGAAAGGCTTGAATCCGTAATAACAGAGGGGCAAAATCTCGCAACAGACGATTATTTACAGGCCCGTTTAAGGGCTTCTGGATTTGCAGATGTTTATGTTTATCAAAATGATCCGGCTGTTGATCCGGCTAATTTTATAACAGAAAGTTTTTTAATGGTGTGCGGTTCACCCGAAGCCGTTTGCGGAAAATCTGATGTTGTATGTGGATCTGTTTTGGATGATTTAATAATAAATGGTAATTTATTTTACACAGATTCAGATATACCATTGCCAACAAATCCTGGTTATTGGCCTTTTATATTTTTTATTGGTGGTGTTGCCACTCGTAACCCTGTAACCGATGAAATAACAGCAATTACACGATATACAGTTCCTTACGACAGAAGAGACGAGTTCAGGCGCTTAGTTGTAAAATATAAACCCCTTCATTCATGGGCGGCTGCAGTCGTTCAATATGCTTAGGAGATATAAAAATGGCTATAAGAATAGAAGATGAATATACGAATTCAAACCCTGCAGACGGTAATTATCCAGAAGGATCATTTAAAAATATCAGTGCACCTGGATTGCTTGATGGTACACCGTTTGAAAAAGCGTGGCCGAACGATATCTACGGCTTTCTACAAAAACTTTTAGACGTTGCTGGAATAACGCCGTCTGGTGATCCTGATACGGTTTTGGCTTCGGATTATTATGATGCTTTATTAGAAGTTCGGTTAAAGCGTAGCTTTTCTGTTGGATCACTTATTGAGTATTATGGTGCAAATCCAAATACTGATATATATGCAGGATCTGGTGTTGTTTTAGATAGAGCAAGTTATCCTTTATTGGAAGGTGTTCCTATTTTCCCTGACATGGTTTTTACTGAGCGCACTTCAGGTGGTGGTTATTCTTCTACATTTGGAGGTGTTGCACACAATTCAACAGATGCTTTATACATTGCTGCTGGTGTAAATGGTGAAATTCAATCCAGTATTGACCTATCAACGTGGACAAGCAGATTATCAGCTGCAGTAGCTGGCTTTACATGCTGTGCCACAGGAAATGATGGAACTGGAGAGGTTTATCTTGCTGGTGGAGCAGGGTTGATATATCGAAGTGTTAATGGAACTACTGGGTGGGCTGCAGCTTCTTCTGTACCTTCTGGTGCCACTGTGTTTGATATTAAGCTACACTCAACATATGGCTGGATAGCTTGTTGCTCAAACGGTGAAATATGGACAAGCACAGATAGTGGTGATAATTGGAGCTTACAGACAACCCCAGCATCAGTTAATTTGTTTGCAATCTCTGTTGATGGACCACTTATTGTTGCAGTAGGCGGGCCAGCATCTACTATTATAACAGCAACTGATCCTACTGGGACATGGACACCAAGGACTCCAGATGCAACAGCAGGGGCAGCTGGTGCTTTTAGGGATATTGTTTGGAGTGGTGAAAAATACTTAATAGGTGGCAGTGGCTTTATTTCTCCATACTTCATACAAACAGGTATAGATGGTATATCGTGGGTTGCAGGTCAACATGCATCAGCATTTGATGTATTTGGCATTGAATATGGAAATGGAGTATTTGTAATTAAATTATCTTCTACTGTACAGAGAAGTTATGATGCTGAAGTATGGGGGATACAATCTCCAAACCCTGCAACGAGTTTGGGTGATGGGGGTGTAATAGAAGTTGGTGGTATATTTATATTCGCAGGTAGTGCAGGAACACTGCAAACAGCACCATCAACTAATTTTTTGATACCAACTTTTGCAAGTCTTCAATCAGGATTCACTCAATATATGTGCATAGCTTAAACCACACAATATGCGGGCCACACGGCCCGCATCCATCCAAATTCCCACACCCATAAATTAAAAATAAAAATCATTCAAATTCATATTTTTGTAAAAAAATGTAACAGAAGGTACTTGACATGTAACTTTATTGCATGGTAATGTAATTTTAAAACACAAATTATGGAGGACAAATTGAACACTATAACAAAAGAAGAATTAGCAAAACGTCACAATGTAGGACTCAGAACAATTGACAAATGGATAAGGGAAAAAGACCTGCCGTTTCTTAAATTCGGGAAAGATGTTGTATTTAAGGAAGCAGATTTAGAAGAATGGGGACGAAAACAGGCTGAACTTTCTAAGAAATAAACATTTAACCACAAGGAGAAAACATGAACACACTTAGCAAGAAAAAATTTAAAGAAATTCTTAATCGTAAGGGAATTGCGTATTCTGAAAAAGATGGATTGATTGTTATTAGTGAAAACAACGGTTCTGTCTATCTCGAAAGCCTCACGACCCTTCCCGAAGGTATTAAGTTTGAAAATCATGGTTATGTCTATCTCGAAAGCCTCACGACCC